GAAGCTTCAGCATGATGTCTTCGCGGTCCTTTGGCTTCAGCGCAGCAAGTTCGTTGACAGGAATGTCCCATACCGTGGAGTTCGGATCCTCGGTGCGGGCATAGATGCTGTCGATCAACTCCCGGTACTTGACATCGTTGTCTTCCTTGATCTGCGCGTAACGGTTGCGCAGGTTCGTTGTCACCAGCCGACGCATCTCGACATCCTTGATATTGGATGCAATGTCAAGCGCCTCGGTCATGGTCGCCGGCGCCTGCTTGCCATCCGTTGATTCCGAGTACTGCTTGGGATCGCTCGGGGACACAAGGACGCCATGCTGCATGACGTTGTCGGTCAGCTCGTCAAGCACGGCGTGCTGGCGACCGACATCAATCTCTTTGCGCATCTTCGTTTCCGCCTCGGGGTCAAGTGCCTCCTTCCCCGAGTGTGCATCAAGAAACTGTTCCGCCATCGCGTATTGCTTTTTGGACATCATCAAGTCAACAATCCCGCCAGCGACGCGGGTGTTGATCTTGGTGACGATCTGCGTGCGCTGGTCGGAATCCGCAGGCAAGCCCATCAGGTCAGCGGCCGTGTTGGCTTCGGCGATGGCGGTCGCAAGGTTGGCGTGGTATTCCACGTTTCCGATTGAGTCGAACTTGCCATCCGCATCGGCCTTGGCATTGAAGGACTGCACAGCCAGGTCGATGTACCGCTCGCTGCGCGCAGCGGAAGTTTTGAGCAGGTAGTTCTTTGACTGAACCTCGCGATGTTCCGTGATCTTGGTCTGGAACGCCAGCATGTTGCGTGCCACGGCAGGCGCAAGCAACTGCCGCTGCGTGTCATTCTTCATCCGGTCCATTGCCGACTGCGCAACCGAGGAAAGCGCGTCATGCGCCGATGCATAGCCGTCAATGGCATTCTTGCCAGTTGTGTACAGGTAGCCGTTCTCGCCATGCACAATGTTGGTCATCTGCTCGGCGGCCCAGGCATCACCAGCCTTGGCATCGGCTTCGTTGATCGAATCCTGCAATGCGACGCCGGAGCGGTAACCGATCATCCCCGCCTCGACCATGCGCTGGCCGACTTCGACCTCTTGCTTTGCCGCGATGTTCTCCATCGGCTGAATGCCGGGAGCCTGGAACGCGACATTTGGTACATCGGATTCCGAAACCTGCGGGACGAATGACGAAGGGACAGTTGGCATGGTTCTTCCTCAAAATCTGCGAGTCGAGACACCGCCGAGCAATTCCTCAAACCGCTTGGTGCGCAGCCATGCCGCACCCATTTCCGAAGCACTTCCAAGCAAGCTGCTGAACGCGGCGATTGGCGCATGGATTGTGCCAGCCGTGGCTTGCAGGTTGCTGGCGGTCGCCGCATCCATCGCCGACTGGTTTTGGTAATTGATCGCCTGCATTCGGTACGCCTCGGCCTGCCGGACCTTGTTGGCGTCGATGTTCAGCTTGTCGAGTTCACGGATCACATCCATGCTGCCAAGGATTTCGGCGCTGGTTCCCACGCCGCCAGCAATGCCGCGCGCAGCCAACGACGTTGCGGCTGACGAGCGGGCTTGACCAGCGCCCATCGTGTACCTGGCGTACGTCTGCTCGCCGGCATGCATCGCCGACTCCGCAACGAACTCGGCATGGCGCGCGTTCAAGTTCGCCATTTGACTGGCAAACCGTGCATTCTGCGCCTGCATCTTGAGCGCGTTCGATTGACTGCTGGCCGCGAAGTACGACCCGATTGCGGCATTGATCCCGCCGATCACGCCAAGGATCGCGCCACCACGGGTCAGGGTCGAGGACACGACATCCGACGTTCCACCCATCGAGGATGTGGAGGCCGGGCTGTACGTCTTCCATGCCTGTGCCGATGACACAGGCGTCGGGTCGGTCAACAAAGTGCCGAACGTGTATGGGTTCGGGTTGCTGAACCCAAACGACGCTGGCGGTTCCACAACATCGCTGCGCGTGACGAGTCCCATGTCAGCCTCCGATGCTTGCCTCGACCGTCATGCTGACAATCGTGAGCGGTAGTGGGTCGCTCTGACGGACATACACCTGTCCGCTCGATGCCCATGATGGATTCAACACGATCAGGACCTCGTCGGATTTCAATTCCGGCGGGGTTCCGTATGGTTCCGTGGTTCTCTGCTTGGCTTCGACAAGATGATCGACATCGGGGCCGATGAAGATGCCGGAGGACCGCAGCACCCGCAGCCAAGCCTTGTTGATGTTTTTCATGTGACCCTGTCCAAACCCGTCGATCTGCAACGTAAGCGGCAGGGTCTGAAGATCGCTTTCATATGGCAAACCAGCGATCACCTTGACAGCAGGGCGGTCCACGGTGATGGATCCGGAAGTCACCACCTTCTGCGTCATCACGGCACCATCACCAAGGATGCTGACGGTCTTGCCTTCCAGGTGCGACAAACCGCTAAACGTGTTGAACGCGCTAGCCCATGTGCTGGTCGCCACGCCACGCAATCCCGATGCGGATGGGATCACGCGATCGGGTCGAACACTCACATCATTGGCACCGACCACCGTGTTGATGGTCAGGCGATACTCCTCGCCATCGGTGCCTGTCAGCACGATGACATCACCGACACCGGGATACCCAGGCAATCCAAACATGCCTATAGGTGCAATGTGCAGATTGAGCAGTTCCGACGGTCCCCAAATCGTTCCCCCGGTCAAGGTCATCAATTGCGTAGCGTCGGTGTTTGTGCCATTAAATGACAGTCCGCTGTCAACAAAGAATGCCAGCGATGCATCTGTGATTGTCCGACTTTGCATGCGCTCAACGTACCGAACGGTGTTGCCATTGACGGTTCGCTTGACGATCACATACAAAGCATCCTCGGTGCCTTCCGCAACCGCCGTGCAACTTTCAAACACGCCGTCCGTGTCGTGCTGGTGCCATGCGCCAATCTCCTGTTCCGGCACATAGGTCAAGCCAAGCAACTTGCCAGTCGATGACACAAACCAAAGCACCTGGTATGGCGCCTTGGTGTAGCACATGTCAAGGATGTCATAGGTGTCAAACAGGTGCGTCGCCCGGATGGACAGGTCGCCCGTGACGAACCCGCTTGCCTGCCATGAGTAGCCCAGCTCGCGGACATGCCCGCCACGCGCCGAGCAATACACGACGGTGTTGTTCACCAACGTCGGCTGGACATTGTTGGCGCCAACATACGCCTGCGGTCGCACCGAGATGGTGCTGGGAGTGATGGCGTCGCTGTTGATCGGTGACACGCGCCACTCGGCCGCGCTGGTCAGCAGCAGCAACTGGGTGAGCGGGACAATGTGCCTAATCGTGTTGGCTTCCCGCGATGCCACGCGGATTGACACACGGTCGCCATCCTCGACAGGAATGGAGTACGACATGTCGCTTTCCGTTCCCGACCTGGTGAACCACAGGTGTTGCGGGTCGTTGTTAGTGCCGGCAAACACCCGTCGCTGCTCGAAGTAACTGACCGCCTGCGGATAGTCGCCAGTTCCCGCGAACACGGTGTCAGCGATCTTCGGAGTGTTGCCAAGGTCCGGCGAGATGTTGTTGTCCACAAACGATGTCGTGGACGATTGCCCGATCAAACCATACAGCCCGCTCTGACGCTTGTACACGTTGTAGCGCTCCGCGCCGGAAACAGCAGACCACGACAATTGGTTGTACGAACCATCGACGTACAGGTTGTTGACAACATGCCCTGCTGGCGAAATCACGCTTTCGTCAATTCCGTTTGCGGCGACGGCGGTAATGACGTAATAGTTGTCAATGTCGTACGCGCGGATGCTTGCCTGCACAAGGCCGCCTGAACCGGAGTAGGCGGTGTATGCGCTGGTGTTGATTATGACGCCGGTGTCGATTTGCATCAGCGTGAACTGCGTCACGCTCGGGATGGTGTGAATGATGTAGAAACCATCGGTCAATTGCGTCATGCTCGTGGACACGCCGCTGATGTACACGCTTTGACCGCGCGCGAATGCATGCTCGCTGTTGGTCGTGAACACGCCAGGATTTGCAAGGCTGACCGCCGTAATCTGATTGGCTCGGCCGCGATAAGCAGTCAGCGTCGGAGCCGATGTCGGGGCGGTCACGCTTGCGACAAATGAAATGGTGGCAAGGCGCCAGTTTGTCGTGCCATACCGCCGCAGCTCACGCGGCGCATAGGACGGATGCACCAGCGTCAGCACATCAGCGGACTGCACATAGTGGATGTCAAACAAGTCCGCTTCTGCATACGGGCTGGGAATTTCGTAAATTGTCCCAGTCGGAAGCTGATACCAATACGTTGTGTTGGTTGGCAGATTTCCAGTAGTTGCCGCAATGCAGTAATACCTGCGGCTCAAATATGTAACAAGATCGCCAATTGCATACGTTGTGGCGCCGTTGTATGCGGACAGTCCCGAGGTGGCAAGGTATGCGCCTTGCGTGTAGAACCGGATGTACCCAGCACCAAGTTCGATCACCATTGTCTGTGTGGTGCTGTAGGTGAACGGGATGAGCCTTGACTTCTTGCTGCTGTCCTTCACGGTCGCGACGTACTTGAAACCCGGACGGTTCTCGACCGGACCCTGCGGACGCGAGATGAAGTTGCGGACCTTTGCCGCGCCAGTCTGATAGTGAACATCGTCGATGCGCCCATACATCTCGGGCGCGAGTTCACCGGAAGCGAACGACCTGAAGAATGTCCGCGTGTTTGCCATGTGTCAGCGTCCGGAGGTCCAGGGGACAATGTGTTCGGGCTTGATGCTGCGCTGCTGCGAATCCGATTCCTGCGCTTCCTTGAGGTACGACATCATCATCTGCATGCAACGCTTGGATTCAGCGGCGCCAGCTTCGCCCTTGAGCAGCGGGCCAGCAAGCATCGACGCAAGGTGCCACACCAGCGTCTGCGTAAACAGCGGCGAGAACAGGTTGGTGTCGGTCACATGGACGGTGTAACGCAGCACCGCCGACTCCTGGTTGGTCAGCAGCACCTGCGTGCCATCGTCAAGAGTCTCGACGGTGAACGGCTGCGGCACATAGCGCCCAGCCGCGACCATCGGCGAGTAGTTGTACAGGTACATCGGCGTGTCGCTCGGCACGAAGTGCGTCGAGTAATCGTCGCCGGCATCGGCAGGAAGCACCGAGATGATGTTGATTGCGTTGACCGGAACGCCATAGGCGTACTTCCATTCCGGCCAGTCGTTGGTCATGGATGCAAGGGCAGCGCGCCGCATGGAAAAGTTCCAGTAATGCATCTCCAGCAGGCTGTCGCGCGCGATCGGGTAGAACCGATGGCAATGGTCGGACTGCGCCGAACCCTCCGGAGGATCAATGCTGGACAGCGTCGCGGTGTCACCGAGGTACGCCAGCGCCAAATTGCAGATGTCAACTTCGGATGCCATTCAGTCCTCCTTTGCAAGAGAGGGGAGCCGTGGTTGCCCAACGACTCCCCTCTTTGCCTTGCAGCGTCGTGAGACTCACTCCGCGGCTTCAGTCACCTCGGCCGCCTGCTTCCGTCCACGCTTGACAGCGGGTTCCTTGGGCTGCTCGCCATCGGCGTATTCCACGCAGACATTGAGCGGGCCATTCAGCTCAAACACATCGCCGGCACGCCGGAACGAGTTGTCGATGAAGCAGTCAACCTTTGCGATGACCTTTGCCATGTCGTGTGTCTCCTTGTGATTAGATCACGCTGAAACCGGACGCGTAGAACTTCTTGCCGTCACCGATGTCGTTGACAACGTAAGCGTTCACGCTGCCGGCCGAGGGAGCGGTGCCAGTCACGGTGTACTTGGCACCGATGTACTGCGTCCCCTTGGAGAACAGAGCGGGGTTGATGCGGACGGCAAACTGCGCCTTGGCAGTCAGGCTGGCAAGCACGACAGCGCCAGCCGATCCCAGCGTGACAACGCCCGTGGACAGGGCGGTGTCGGTGGCGCCGATCACGTCAATCGTGAGGCTGGTGAGG